CCCATATCGCAGCAGCAGCAGATGCTAAAGCACCTATTAATGCAGGTATTATACCCAATAAACTACTAAAAAATTTTGTCAACGGCCCAGCATTTTCTAACGCCTCCGATGCGGCCTCTGTGCTCATTTTTCTAATTTCCCAAGCCTGTTTGATAGCAAATAATATCTTCTCAGCGTTGAATAAAGCCCACATACCTTTTTCTATCAACTTCTGTTGTATCATAGCTTTTAGTTGTGTCTTCGCAGCATCTTTAAAACTTTTTCCGCTTGCCATTAATCCTTGTACACCTAAGGCAAAATCACCAACAGCTTCTTTCATCAGTGTATTTGTGCCTGGTCCACCTCCCTTGCTCGGATCACCTTGATTTAATATAGCTTGTGTGTTTGCGTCCAGTTCCTCTGATACTCTTGCTTGTATTTCTGCTTGGTCAGTTAAACCTTGCTGTCTAAAATATTCCTCTAAATTTTGTTGTTTTTCTTGGGCCATTAGGTAATCTTTTTGCTTTTGTTCTCTTGCTTTTCTATCACCAAGAAGAAAATTACCTAACCCTTGCATAGCAGCTTGTGATGGTTTCATACCGTTTCTTAAACCACTTATTATTTCATTTGCAATAACGCCTTTTTCACCAAAGCTACTTTCTATTTTGTTTTGTAAAGTGTCAAGAGCCAGCGTTATGGCAGCTTCTTTTTTATCTTTGGCTTGCAAGAATCTACCGACATCACCTATTAGTTTCGAGTTATTCTGTAAGAAATCTCCCACACTCCCCATCTCATTCATCAACGCTTCATTGTTGTTGATAAATGTCTCCGCACTTTCCATGTGTCTACCAACAGCTTCCAAAAAGCCCCAGCTAAATTTCTTTTGGTCGTCTAGTCTATCTTTATTTAACTGATCTTGCACATTTTGCTGTTCTAACTGAGCGTCAGTGGTATCTTTTATTGAAGCGGATAATCTTCTTTCTGATGCTGTTAAGTCACCAGCAGATGTAGCTAATGCTGTAGCTGCTTGAGCGCCACCTAAAGAGGCTCCTAGGTCAGACTTAGCACCGAGGCCAGTGCCAACAGCGCCACCACTAACACCTACCGGCCCTAACCCGCCAAAGGCGCGCCTATAACCCATTTTTTCCATTCCTCTTTCAACTTCTTTAGCTACAGGTTTTCCGGTCATCCAACGTTCCATTGGTAAATACATCTCGCCCGGACGTTCCTCTGCTACAAGAAGTGTTGGTTCATTAAAAATCTCACCCATCGGATTTGGTTTTCTTGGAGCTGCGCCCACTTTATCGGCTTTGCCCTTGGCTAGTTTTTCAACGTCAAAATCACCCGACTTTGCGCTGGTATACATTTTGAGCTTTTGCCACGCAGACATCTTATCTAATTGATCTATATTATTTTTTTGCAAATAATCTTTTATTTTTTGAGGACTCATTTTTTTTATGGCCTCTTCGCTAAAACCATATCCTCCGCCACTAATATCAACACCATATTGTGCAGCTAACTCTTCGGCAGACATTCCTTCTACATTCACCTCGGAAACACTATTTGGTATGTTAGCCCCCATGCTAGCTCCGCCACCTCTTCTTCTTCTGCCTCCTCGTGACTTCGATGTGGGTTTACTGGGCGTGCCTGCTGCTGGAGGTGGGGGTGGGGCTGTACTTGGTTTTGTTGGGGTTTCCAGTCCGGCAGCTCCATTTTTTGCAGCTTCCAAACCATCAGCGACAGCATTTTTACCACCGCCAGCCATATCCCTAGCAACGTTCACTCCACTTAAAGCGATACCTATTCCTGTACCAATGCCAGGAAATAAGCTAGCAACAGCTGCAACAAACTCTATAGCAGCGCCAAGATAATCACCTTTTTTAAACCTATCTATCATATCGTACATGGAAAACAACAAACCCAACAAAGGTATCTTTTTTAGAAAACCTTTACCAATAGCTCCGGAGAAAATTTCCTTTAGGCCGGTCAACATCTTCGGTCCAGCTCCTCTAAGAAGGCCCAAAACGGAACCTACAATCGCACCACCTTTGCCTTTGGGTACTTTGGGCAAGGACTTGGGCGTTGATGGCCCTTCTTTACTTGTGGTGGTTACGGCATCGGCTCCAAAACTTGATAAAGAGTCGAGTAAACCAGAAGCGGCATCAGCCATTTTTACATATAAAGGATTTCTCTCCGTTCCATCGGCTTTACCTAAACCAATTTTTTTCTTAACAGCGCCACCTACAAGCATAGTAGCTAGACCAGCTATAATAGAAAGTTTAGGATTTTCAAAAACCCACTTTAACATATTTGATATGGTTGTAACTACTGATTTTATTGTTTTAAATCCTTCCACCAAAGTATCTTTTGATGGCATTATGCCTTCAAGAGTGTTTTTGAAACCTACTAGAGCTTCATCAATACCTTGGCCTGAACCAAATATATCAATAAACGCGTCCACTACATTATTGGTAAGTGGCACTATCGCTGATTTAAAAGTGTTACCTATTTTTTCAAGTGTGGCTTGGTTTTGTGTTGCCAAATCACGAAGGTCCTGTTCGGCCGCCAGAGAAGTCATCTTGTCTTTAATGGCTTCTTTGTTATCTTTTAAATATTGGGCGTTAACCTCGGCCAAGCTTGTTCCTTTTTCCAAAATTAGTTGCTCAACGGCGGCTTGCTCTTCCGCGGCTTCTACACCTAAACCTTTCAATTTATTTTGAAGAGTAAAAGATTTTATAATCGCAGGGTAATCTTTACCTAAAACTTTTTCTAAGAATTCAACTTGAGATTTGTCCGTTGTTACTAATTCACCTTTAGCGTTTATTTGGTCTTTTAGAGATTGAAGTACTTTGTTTTGCAGACCTTCAGTATCTCCTGCTCTTGCAAGTCTTGTCATTTCCATGGCATCGAATTTTGCCCCAAACAAAACTGCGGCTTCTTGAGATAAACCTAAACTGCTTTCTAAGTCTTGGAAGTTTTCAGCAGCGCTAGCTGATTCACTTAAGCTTGTACCTAATTGTCTAGCTCTTATAGCGGCCTGTTTCAATCTTTCGGGAGCCATTAATAACGCAGCATTAGTTTGTTCTGAATAAGAGGTAACATCTCTAAATACCAAACTAGCAGATATACCTGCGTTTACAGCGTCATTTTTCATTGTGTTTGCAAAATCTTGAGCGTTCGCCGCGGACATACCTAACGTCTTGGTCAATATCTTTAATGTACCAACCGCTTCTTCGGAACTCATTCCTAGTCCCGACATAAGAGAGCCGGTGATTTCAAGGTTTTCTTGAGTTACATAAGCCAACTTTCCGTAAGTGTTTATAACATCACTTACTATCGCCGCTTGCTGCTCGGTATCTATACCCATTTGCTGAAGCGCACCCGAAGCTGCTATAAACTGTTTTCTCATTTGGCCGCTAGCAGAGACAGATGTGCCAGCAGCTTTTGCGATGTTAACAAAAGCCTTATCTGATTGGTTTAATACATTTAGGACAGCAGCGCCAAGGGTAGCGCCACCAAGAACAGCAGTTAATTTTCCAAAAAAACCAGAAAATAATTTACCTAACGTGCCACTTTGAAATTCTGCAATTTGAGAAGATATACCTTCTACAGCTTTAGTAAAAGAATCTAACTCTTTTAAATACGATTCTTTTAGTTTAGTTTCCTCTTTGAGGTTATTTATTTTTGTTTGTAAATATTTTATTTCTTTTTTATCTAACTTTTCGTGTATTCGCCCATTCGCTAATCGTATTTCAAGTTGCTTCTTTTCTTCCTTGTTTTGCTTGATGGTTTCTCTTAATGCTTTTCGTCTTTCTGCACGATCTTTTTTAGTAAATTTTTCATATTCATCCTGATATTTTTTCTTATTTTCAACTTCTTCATCATCTACTTTTTCCGATTCATCATTGTTTTTCTTTTTCTTAGATAAAGCATCAGCGGCCTCGGCTTGAGTATCTCTCAATGTAGACGCAAGATCACGCATAATCTCTGCAGTTTCGTGCAAAGAGTCTTTTATTTCCTTTATTTCTGATGATAATTGATTTGATATATCAGGCATTGTATTTTGCAGTACTAGTTTTTAGAAAAATATCTTTTAAAGTCGGACATCTTTAATGTTTTAATATCATTCTTATTCATAGGTTTGCTTTTGTTAGCTTTCTGAATATCCTTGTTAGAAAGCATATCTCTCCCTATAACTTGCCCTAAAGTTAATCCATTAGATAGTTTTTTCTTGGAAGCTTTTTTTAATCTGGAGTCCATTTTACTAAGTAAATCTTTTTTTCTTTTCTTGAGTTTTTTTATTTCTGATTCTTTTGTTTCAAGCTCAAGTCTTTTATTAATATAGGCTAAGAGACCAGACACCATTGTCATTTTTAATAATGCTGAAAGACTTTCCATTGTGTAGCTCCATTTTATATGGTATTATTCACTATAAATAAATATACCTCTCTGCAAAAAAACAGAGAGGTATAATGCAACTATATTACTTTTTTCTCATCGCTTCTTTTTCAGCTTTATTTTTTTCTTCTAAAGCTTTATTAACTCTTTTTATCCACCACTGTCTAAAAGAAACGGGCATATTGTAAGCGTCTTGAAAACTAAGTTTTCCATAATATACACAAGCGAAAACTTCTTCCCAAAAATATTCTTTATGGCTTTCATTCAGGCCAAAAGAAACCCACCCCTATTGGGATGTCCACCTCCTCCTTATGGCCGCAATAACTACAAGTGAAGGGTTGTTTCATAATTACATCAGGTTCATTATCGTTTAGATATTTTCTAAAAGCTCTAGAATCTCTTATAGACATACTTTTTACAAAATTACTTATTGTTTCTGGCGAATCATCACCGTTGACAGATAATATTTGCTTTGAATATCTAGTTGTTATGTTTCTTTCCAAAGGTGACCCTGTTTTTTGTTTCGTCACTCTAAGCACTTCCTGTATTTCGTTTTCTTCCATTGAGGTTAGGAATCTAAACTTTATATTTATGCCGCTTGGAAGTGCAAAATCAAATGCAGGATTATTTACATCTTCTGGATTCAAATCTAATGTTCTTACAGCTAACCCACTCAAATCAAAAGTATAATTATTTTCTTCTTCACAACTTGGACAATCTAATCTAACTTCATAATCTGGGCCATAACCACTTATTCTAAGAAAAGTCATTATTGAATTTTTATCACCAGAAACCAAGTCATCTACGCTTATACTTTTATCAACAATACAACTTTGTAGTAGGTGGTCAAGTGCCTTACCAGACCTTAGAAGGGATCTTGATGTTAGTATGTCTTCGTCTGCAGCAGTAAGATGTCTTACTTCAATAAATTCTTCTTTGTGCAATGGATGGGTTTCCCCGTAAAGTTTACCCATGCTTGGTAAAAGCACCATATCTCTTGGTACAGAGTAACCGGATCTTTGTTCATCTTTATTAGCCACCTCTTGTCGAGGAATAGGGGGAGATGCACCTTCTGCTGTATCTTCCTCTACTTTAATTTTTGATTTAGCCATTTTAGACTCCTTATATAAAAATGTTATAACATATAATATATGTTAATAAAAAAATAAAGAGTTGTAAACAGCAAAAAAAAGCACCCCTAAAAAAGAGGTGCTTTTTTATTTATATAAATACTATTAGTATCTCAGAATACACTCATCTGGTCTAACAGTAATGGATATCTCTACAGGATCAGCACCATCGTAAGAAAGATCACCAAAAGTAGCTTCAGAAATAAAAGCTCCTCTGATGTCCCACTTTTCTACTGATGCGCCGACGGGATCAAGCATTTCGATTGAGAAATTCTTCTTGTAAAAAGAAGCATATCCATCACGACCAGAAATTGTTTCGTGAGAAAGTCTAACCCATTCCATAACACGTTGAGCTGATGAAGGAGCGATAGGATCGTGCAATGTCATTGCGATTGTACCCCATTCACCCTTACCGGCCAAATATCTCTTGCTGTTGATATAATCAATAGTAACTGGTTCCATTGTAAAAGATGGTCTTGCAACAGTTTTGAGAGTATAAGCAGGGATTTCTTCATCTTGAAAGAAAAGAATCCAACGATTATTTCTTTTTGGCTCAAATGTATCTGGTAACAGCCTTCCTTGATTTAGTGTTGTTACTGCCAATTTCTTTCTCCGTTTTGTTTATTATAAATATATAAAACAAATAAAATTTGTTGGGGGTTATCCCCCAACAAATTATTTATTTACTAAACTTCATCAAATGATGCACCACTACCGTCAACATTAAAGTCAAAGATAATAATTTCAGCGGCCTGTGTAGGCTGTAGGAAAATCTTACCTTTGATAATGTTTCTGTCAACTAGATCGGGTGTTGTTGTTGATTCGTCTAGTATAGCTCTAAACTGTGTCAAACCATTTTGAGCCTGTACTGTGCTCAAATATTCGTTTACTCTTGCTAGAATTGCACCTTGTGTAGATTCGTTGTTAGCTTCAAAGACAAACAATCTTGAGAAACCAGCGATTGTCTTTCTTACTTCTACTAGCATTCTTCTAACATTGACTCTATCAAGCACTGACTGCTTCTTCTGCAGTGTCTTCTGACCGAAGATAACAATACCTTGGCCTGGGAATGTAGCTATTGGGTTTACGTTTACTGTATAGAGACTATCTCTTTGAGATTGATTTAGTCTACGTCTTGCTTCCAAAACAGTATCCAATCCACCTCTTGTAAATCCTGCTGGTGCAAACCAAGGTTGGGCAACGCTGTCGTTGAATGCGTAAGCACCAAGCACTTCTACACTTGGTGGTACCCACATTAGACGATTGTTTTCAGCGTCATTAATTCTAACCCAAGGGTAATAAGCAGCAGCATAATTTGTGTCATACTTAGCTGACTCTGAAATAGCGTTAGATACACTTAGTGCCAACCCAGCGCCGCTTGTTGATGTGTCACCCAAATCAATAATAGCGAAAGCATCGGAACGTGCTGTAATCATGTCAACAAGCTTATCGTTTGTTGTGCCAGCTTCACCGGAGTGCACACCAGGCACTGCGATAAGATTGAAATCAACTTCTTCTGGATTAGAGAGAATGTTGATAGCTGTTGAGAAGTCAGCGCTGATGCTGCCGTCATTATATGAATTAGCCATATCTTTTCTTGGGTCGAAACCATCAGTACCACCATACATAGCTACTGTAAAACGAATCTGATTTGTTGTCGAAAAGTTTCCAGCGTTGACACCTGTTGTGTCAATCAAAGTGTATGATGATGGGACATTAGTAATTTCATCAGCAGCAGTACCATAAACAATACCTGCCTGCTGTGCAAAAGTACCGTTGCTTGTGTTTACTACAGAGTTCTTAAGTCTATCAGCCATACCAGCGTCAAGAGAAACACCTGCATATGTTGTAGATGAAACCTCTCCTCTTGCGTTTAGGTGGTTTGTCTTAAGACTTACAGGAGCGTATGTGCAAAATCCTGTAGCGAAATCAGAATCAAAGTTGTTACCTGTGATAACAGATGTGAATGTACCACCTGCTTGTGTCAACACTGACTCTTCCACTGTGATTTCAGTAGTTGTTGCGCTAACGACAGTGAAATCACCATCGTTGCCTGGGAAAGTTACAACTGTTGTGTCTGCGATTGTAACATTGCCACTTAGGTTTACAGTTGTTACAAATCCATCATCACTGAAACTGTCAACAGTAACACCTAATGATTCACCAGATACTTGCACATCACTACCAACAACAATATCAATCACTGTACCAATTATGATTGTGGATGCGGTCGTAAAATCAGCGTTAACAGCACCTGAAGATGTAGTACCAGCAACTGTAATTGTAGCACCAGCATCTAAAAATCCCCATTCAGTGTGAGGTGTAGGATCTGTTATTGTGCCAGTGTTTGAATAAGCAATAGCTGTATCTGTTACAGAAAATTCAATTGTTGTTCCCAAAGCGTCCCTGTTTGTTGGGTTGACATTAGCTGTAGGATATCCCTTAAAACCAGCAGGGTGTGCATTTGTTGGTGCACCTTCCACAACTTCAACTCTAACAAACTTTGATTTGTTTTCAAAATCACCATCATACATAACTTCAACAGGAGATGTGTTAAAGTTATAAACGGGATAACGATCACCAATAGCTCTGCCGACATACTTAGCAGAAGATGGATCCATAGTAACGTCTTCATATGATTCCAAAACTTGTGGTTGGTCATCTGTATCACCTGCTGCACGAATAGCAATGCTAAATGTGGGGAATTCTGTAGCAGAATCAGATTTGTTAACGTTTGTTACTGAAACTTTTACAGAAGCAGGTGAGTGTGTCATTTGATGAAACTTAAACATTTCAAATACTTGACCATCAAAGTTCTGTGAAACAACAGAGGGTGTCTGAGGCTCAAACAATCCAGCAACGGTATCAAACTGAGTTGTACCTACTGTGTTTCCAGATTGAGCTGTAACACTAACCCAATTTGGTACACCGTTGGTGTTTTCAGATGCGTTATCTACTGTGCCAGCGTAGTCACCAACAGCGTAGTCGAATACAGCATCAGTGTAAAGGTCGCTAAAAAGCTCACCATCTGTGTGCTTCTTGGGGTTGCTACCGATTACTTTCTTAATATACTTGGGGCTTGAGGGACTAAGTGAAAGACCAGTGGCGATTTCACCATTAGCGCTCAGCGCAAAGTTTGTTGGGCTGCCAGATACAAGAATGTCAGAGGCATCGTTGCTTCTTCTTCTAACAATACCGAGAACGGCGTTGCCATTTACCAAAGAAGCTGTTGTTGTAGCTGACTCTGGGAAAGCAAGCACGCCTGCTTGACCAACACCAGTGGCGCTACGACCAGCTAGCTTTACAAATGTCAAGCTATCTGCGCTTCTAAGATAATTTCTTGCGGCATATCCAGCATAATGTTCGGGATTTAGTCCACCAAATACTTCCTTAAACTGACCAAAACCTGTGACAGTAATAGGTCTGTAAGCTGGACCTTTTGATGACAACCCGATTAGAGCAGCACCAACGCCAGCTTCGGCAGCAGATGGAATAAATGATTCGTCTATTTCCTGTGTATACACACCAGGAGATACGAAAACACTTGCCATGCTTTTTCTCCTAAATTAATAATGTAAAATAATAAAAAAACAATTTGTCTTTTTTTACAAGTAAGTTGCATAAGTAGAATGTTATTTTGACGCAAATACTTTATAACCTATAACACTTATAATAAATACGTTTTAAAAAACCCAAAAAAAAGAGCCTATCATAAAGATAGGCTCTTTAAAGTTAGATTTTATTTATTTTTACTTGCTAGCTTCTACTGATTCCTTACGATACTGAGTTGCTAGCTTTTTAATTTCGCCAATAGCCTTACGTGCTCTTTGTGCCGCGGCCTTGTTTCCGTTGCTAACAAACTTATCGTGATTCTCGCGAAAGCTCTCAAACAATTCTTCAATATTTGAATATGTTTCCATATCACTAATCTCCATCTTCGGTATATTCTGGTTATGTGATAAAATTATTCAGCCGCAGCGTCTGCTTCAGCGATCGGCTCTGGCTGTTCTTGCTGTGTTAAATCGATTCCAAGCTCTTCCAACAATTCATTCAACTGCAACAATGCACCTCTGTTGACAGTATAATTTTCTGTTAGCGTGTTAAGCTGACGTTGAGTCTCTTGCACTTGCTGAGCAAGCTGATTGAGAACACTGATAATGTTTTCGCGCTTACTCAATAGTGCGTCTGATTCTACTGATGCCATATCTTACCTACCTTTCTTTATTTTATTTTCTAACAACAAACAATATAGTAGTATGTTGTCGTCTTCAAATTTTGAATGACCTTGTGTGTAATATTTTATAGATGTTTGGTAATCGCCCATTATATCATAAGCTTTACCTAACATATAATAGCTTTCTATATCTTCTGGGTTATTTTCTAATCTTTTTATACACAGCCTAATATATTCTTCATCAACAGCTAAATGTTGCCAACTATGTATCAAAATATTAGAATCAATACGTTTTAAACCCTCTCTATCTATAGTATAATAAAGATTTTCGCCTATGTTATACTTGTATCTTATTCTTTTATCGTTTCTGAATAATCTAATACACTTTTTTTGTATACATCTAGAATACCCTCTATAGAAGCTGGCATCGATTGTGGCAGGGTCTGTATTTTCTTGGGAAGTATATAGGTTTATTTCCGTTTCAAAGCCATAGGTGTCATTGGCGTTGCCATAGAGTATTCCATTTGATATGCGTTGAATACTATTTGCATCTATTTCGTCGTTGACATTCATTTTGAATATCCACTTACCACTACAACAATCTAAACCTTTGTTATAAGCAGAAGAATAATCATCTTCCAAGTCTGTTTTCACTATAACTATTTTTTCGTTATAGTCTTTATATATAAATTTTTTTCTATTACCCGTTATAACCACAACAGCTTCATCAATGATGCTTTCAAAATCATTTATAATAGAATAAACTTTTTCGTATTCATCTTTGCATACTATCAGTAGTGATAAATCTTTCATATGTACCTGCTATAAAAAAACACTCAGAGCCTAAACTCTGCTCTGAGTGTCTGTGTAATAACCTTAATCACGATAAATGAAATCACTCACCCCCTTTGGTTGCCTGCGAAGCAACTGATGTGATTATTTAGTATTAAGGCTCGCCTATATATTTTTATAATAAATTTTTGCTTGGTTTGTAAACTAATTTTCTTCTTTTAGTGCTTCTCTAAAAACTGCTTTGGCTTCTTTTTCAGCTTCCTTTAATTTTTCTTCACTTGCTTTTCTTTGCGCCTTCGCTTTCTCTTCGTTGGCTATAACTATTTTAGTTATTTCGTCAAGCTCATCTTGTGTTAAAGGCTCTAGACCATTCTTTAATGTTATTTTGTGAATAACGCCAAAAATTATTTGCATTTCGTTTTCATTTATATGTGTATGAAATTCTTCTATTGAGGCGTTATATATGTCTTTAAAAACAAATTCCATGTTGGCTCTTAATTGTTTACCATTTATTTGCTTTGAAACCTCTGTAGAAATTAATTTTTCTTGCATTGTATAGTGTATTGCTTCGTGAGCTATGTATATAATAAAAACAGAAAATGTTATATTACCAATTATTTGTAAAAACTTTTCAAAATTATTCATAAATACCTTCCTATAAAAAATGGTCTTGTCATATTATATTATAATACAACAAGACCATTATATATAAGTTTTATTTTACTTGTTTACTACGGGCAATGCCATGTCTCGCTTTGCCCATCACCATTAGAGTTTATAGTTATAAACTTACTAGCTCCGATGGGATTGCCAGGGGGAGAAGATACGTAAGTTGTTGGGCCAGAAGTGGTGAATCCAGTTGCTGGACAAGAAATATCACACTTAAACCTAGCAGTCGATTGACTACCCGCGTCGGGTGTTATTGTTACTTCTTGACCATTAGACAAGCCAACGGATGTCTGACCACTAATAGAGCCAACACTGGTGCTGTATCCAAAATCACATTTATTCACCCTAACATCACTTGTTAAATATCCTCCTGAACTAACAAGAAGGTCTGATCCAGATGTACCTTCTGAAGCGGAAAATGTGCCGCCTGATCTGTCAGGCATAGAGCCTGTTCGTGCTGTAAAAGCAGAGCCATTAGAAGTGCCATAATACTGCTGCCCACTTCTAACATTTTCCTCGCCTGTATCTCTAGCTCCACTTATACCAGAGTGGCTTTCCGTGTTAACAGAATTACAACTTACACTTTGATATGGTCCCGAATTCGCAGTTTGTCCGTGGTTAATTGTTGCTGTCTTAGAAACTCTATTGATTTTCACATCTCCTGATAAGTATCTGTCACCTGTTGCAACAACATAATCTCCTGATCCTGAAACAGGAGTATTGGTTGATCCTGATTGTGTTGAAAGAGAGCCGCTGCGTCTTTGCCCACTTGAAGTCCAATACTCATAACCACTCCGTACCTGAGCATCATCAGCGTCTGTGGTGCCAGTGCCTGCATCTACAACATCAACACTAATACTGCTATAGTAACCTGCAGCATACCCTCCATCAGAAGTAAAGCTACCGGCCCCGTTGTTAGCCATTGTGC